CGATCCGCCACCGACGACCTTCGCCCTGCGTGGGGTCAGACGCCGGTACCGAATGGGCGGATTGACGCCGGTGACAATCGTGCCGTTGGCGGTCCAGTTGCTCTGCAACGGCCCATAATCACGGACGTCGCTGGCACTCCAGCATGGGGTCCAGCGATTGAGGTTCGCGCGCCGCTTGGGCTCGAAGCTGTCTCGCTCGGCGCGCAGCTCGTCGAGCGTCAGCACTGCGTTCCAGATCTTGATGGCGGCGATTTCGCTCTCGCAGGGATTGGAGCCGGTATTGGTCGCTGCGCCGACGACCAGGTATGACGTCGCCGTGGAATTGGACGTGGTATTCGTGGCCTGGGTGATCGCGCCAAGCCCGGCTGAGACGTAGCCCACGCGATTGGTGGCGGAGGACGACACAATGGCCGTCCAATACCACACCCCGGTCGCAATGCCCGTCAGCACCGTCACGTTGGTGCTGCCCACGCGAATGACCAACGCCTCGCCACTGGTGATCCGAAACTGAACGACCTGCGAGCCGTATAGGCCCCGCAACACGGCGCCCACGGACGTGCGAAACCACGCCATCATCGTGAAGTTCGTCGTTGATGGCAGATTCGCCGTCGTGGTGAGCCACGAATTGTTGGGCGCGTGATCATGCGACATGGCCGGTTCTCATGCGTACTGGCATTCCACGTCGCAGAGCAGGCGTGTTCGGCATGGCATCGATGTCGAGCCAGTCGACCATCTCGTTACCCGCCTCGACGCACGCGCCAATCCGCCTCGCGGCGATCCACGAACCAGGTCCACGCCCTCGCGGCGGCCCCGAGTTGACCGATGAGCGCACGCGCCAGTGATCCGCTTGACGTCAGCGTGCCGGCCAGGACGCGGGCGACGGCCTGACGGATCGTCCCTGTCAGCGCCACGGCGCCCGTGAAGATGCGCGTCGCGGACCGCGTCAGTGTGCCACTCGAGGCCACCGTGCCACCGATCCGTCGTTGCGCCTGGCGCGCGAGACTGCCGGCGGACGCTAGGACGCCAGCCAGGGCGATCTGGATCTGTTTGGTGACCGTCAGACTGCCCGTCGGGGTGACGGCACCGACGAGACGGCGACTGACGGCCTGCGCGAGGCCGCCCGTCGATGAGATGGCGCCCGTGACGCTGCGCGCCGCCGTCCGCGCGAGTATGCCACTGGAGGCCAGGGTGCCACCGAGGGCGCGTTGCGCTTGGCGCGCCAGACTGCCGGCTGAGGCCAGGGTGCCAGCGACAGCAATCTGGATCTGCTTGGTGATCGTCGCGCTCCCCGTCGGGGTGAGAGCACCCACGAGACGGCGGCTGACGGCCTGCGCGAGGCCGCCCACACTGGTGAGTGAGCCCGCGAGGCCCTTCTGCGCGGATCGGATTATGGCGGCTGAGGGGGCCAGGACGCCTCCGCGCAGCAGATCCGCGCGTCGGATGAGCGCCCCGGCTGACGTGATCGTGCCAGCCAGGGCCACGGTCAGGGCGCGCACGAGATCGAGGGCGCCGGCCATGGTGAGCGTGCCGCCGACGGTGCGTTGCGGTTGGCGGCGGATCGAGCCCGCACTGGTGAGCGAAGCCGCCAAGCCCTTCTGGGCGGATCGGAGGACGGCGGCTGAGGGCGTCAGAGTCGCCGAGAAGCGTCGCGACGCGTCTTTCAGCAGCGCACCGGAGGAGCTGAGTGTACCGGCGACCGACACCGTGAACGATCCGCCACCGACCACCTTCGCCCGTCGGGTGGTCCCACGCCGGTACCGAATCGGCGGATTGACGCCGGTGACGATGGTGCCGTTGGCCGTCCAGTTGCTTTGCAACGGCCCGTAGTCTCTGGCATCACTGGCACTCCAGCAGGGGGTCCAGCGATTCAGATTCGCGCGCCGCTTGGGCTCGACGCTGTCACGCTCGGCGCGGAGTTCGTCGAGCGTCAGCGCCGCCGACCAGATCTTGATGGCGGCGATCTCGCTCTTGCACGGCTCATTGAACGTCGAGTTGCCAATCCGCATGCTCTGCGGATTGGAAGCGGAGAGGCTGCGGGTATTCGTCCCAGACGCGATCGTCCCCATCCCATCGGAGGCGTAGCCCGTCCGGCTCGTCATCGACGCTGAGACCAACCCGACCCAGTACCACGTGTTCAACGACACCGACGACAGCACGACCGTGCCAGTCGTGTCGCCCTCGATCCACAGTTCGATCTGGTTTGCATCGCTGATGCCAATCCAGATCTGCCCGCTCACGTCGACCCACTGGAAGAGGCCGCGCCAGGTGCCGGCGCCAGTGGACCCACGAAACCAGAGCGAGACCGTCCAGGGCGCAAACGTCGGGACATTGGCCGTCGTGATGAGCCACGAATTGTTCGGCGCGTGATTGTGCGACACGGCCGGCGCTCTCAGGCGTACTGGAACTCCACGTCGCAGAGCAGGAGGTTGCCCGCGTAGGTGTTCGGCGTGGCATCGATGTAGAGCCAGTAGAACACCTCGTTACCCGCCGCGTAGTCTGCGGCCGTGAGCGTGATCGTGAGGACGACGAGATCTTCGTCGGCGTAGTTGCCACCCGACGATCCGATCGTGAGCGAGCCCGTGTTCGCGGCGTCGAACGTCCCGTCCGCGGCGGCATTGTCCGCCACGCTGCGCTTGCGGAAGCCGAAGGCCAGCACGTCGCTGGCCCCCGGCGCCCCATCGAGGATGCCGACGATCCGGAGCACCGGCGATCCCGTGTAGTCCTGCGGTACGGTGAACCGCCCGTAGATCCCCCGGCTGGTGCCGGCGTCCGAGATGACCGTGCAGATCTGGTTGCCGACCGAGGGCGCGGCCGCCGCCGTGATCTGGTTGCTCACCAGATCGTCAAATACCCCCGCGTCGTAGTTGACCGCGTTGAGAATCGAGATCCGCGGCATCGATCACCCTCCTCGCAGTTGCCGAATCATCAGCGGCCCCGGCGCGGCGGTTGACAGGTCGGCCGCGATGGGCTCGGACCACGCGCCGGCACAGGGCTGTAGCACGGTGCCGTCCGCAGCGACGCACACATCTCGGATGCCACGCAGCCGGATCGCCCGGTATGGTCGCGCCTCCGCCACCCAGACGCAGCGTCGATACGTCGAGCCCACCGCGACATCCGTACAGGGCGCGAGCGTGCCATCCGCCTCAATCTGCCACGTCGTGACGCCTTCGTGCGACGGATCGAGGTTCCACCGCACTTCGACCTGGCGCATGGTGGGCGTTTGGGCGAGCAGGGCCACGAGGAGCGCCAAGCGCATCAGTCCTCCGCGGCCAATGCCCGCGCGATCTCGGCCGGATCCGCGGCGTAGGGTTCCCGCCCATAGACGGGATGCCGCACGACGATGGCGTCCCACTGGCCGAGGTCGATCGTGAGGACGGGCCGACGCCGAGAGGCGTCCGCCAGACGGGTGGCCCACGCGGGCGGGGTCTCACTCAGGCCCGCCCCGCCCGCGATGAGGCCGATCACCCGGAGGGCGGATCGCCGGGTCATTCGAGGCCGCCGCCCGACGGCGCGATCACCGCCTTGATGGTCAGGGGCCCGGGTGCAATGCCGACGACGACGCTGAACACCGGCCCATCGGTCGATCCGAACGCGTTCCTGGCGCGCACCTGGAGCGTATGCGTCCCAACCGTGAAGCGCGCGGCCGGCAGCCGGAACGAGTGCGTGGCGCCCGACACGCCGGCGCAGGCGGAATCGAGCGAGGCATCCATCGTCAGCGGTTCGAGGGCCCCGCCATCGAAACGGAGCTGATAGCTGTCCGCCGCCGGCGGCGTCTGCTCGGCGCAGAAGACGACCGGCCCGCTCGGGGGCGGGATCGGCGTTTGTGCGACCGCCGTGTGGTTCCAGGCCGCGATCAGCGTGAGCCCGACGATGACCCGGATCAGGCGTCGCCCCATGATATTAGCCTCCCGAGCTCAGCGTGAGATCGTAGGTCGCCTGCAGGCTGTCGCTGCCGGCCGTGATGTTGTTCGCCGCAAACACCGACCGATCGAGCAGCGTACCCCCGCCCGTGCCGGCCTGCGAGAAGATCCCGTGCTCGGTGATGGCGATCGTGCCGCCACTATCCGGCGTGAGCGTGCCGACCGTGCGGAAGACGTTGGCGCTGGCCCCTTCGCCCAGCGAGCCCGTCGGCCGCGTGTTATCGGGGTTGTACTGAGTCGTCAGCTCGGTCTGCAGCGCCGTATCGGACGCCGATTCGGCGTTGGTGCCGGTGCCGAAGCCGTGATAGCGCAAGTTCTCGGGCTCGACTGTGCCCTGCAGGGAATCCACCAGATAGTTGACGCCCGCGTTGGTCACGACGCGCGTACTCACGACGCCGTAGTCGACCACGTGCCCCCCAAAGTGCGCGGGCAGATACGCGACCGGGTGATTCTCGGCGAGCAGGCGGCGCAAGGTCTCGGCTTGCCAAGGCGCCAACTCGTCCCAGGCGGCCCGATAGGTCGCGAGCCGCAGGGTGCTGCGCGCCACAATGATCTCGCGATGCGCGGCCGCGAGGGCCTGGATGACCTGGCGCCAGAGATCGTGACGACGGTAGCGCAGCCAGTTCTGCAGATGCCAGCGCCAGCCGACGCGCGGCGGCGAGTGCCGCACAAGGCGGAGGCGCCCGGCCGGGGTGACGGTGCGAGGGATCGTGGCCATCAGCTCGTGACTCCTTAGACGCGCGTGGACGAGACATGCGGGGTGGACGCGAGCGTCTGCCGCCACACCCACGCCAACCAGTCGAGGCGTGCTGCGCTCGCGCGATCCACGTGGCGCACCGCTTCGACTTCGAGGCAGAACAATTCCCAATAGGGCGCCAGCACAAGCCGCCCATCCACCTCGAGGACGACGGCGTCAATGGGCAGCCGTTGCAGCGTCTCGACGACCTCGTGGGCGAGGGCGTCCGCGCCGAGGCGCGAGAGCGTCGCCACGACCGTGGCCAGGCGCGTCGGAATCGGCAGCATCGGCCTCGGACCCCTCCGCCAGATAGTACGAGAGCATCCGCGGTGACAGCCCCAGGAGCCTCGCCGCCGCGCGGTGCGATCCGCCACAGACGCCCACGGCTTGGCGGGCCGCCCGTCGCAGCAGCTCACGAGCCGGGACCAGCGGGACACTCTCGCCCTCCACCATCGTCGCAAGCACCGCCAAGGCACGCAAGCCGAAATCCCGCCACGCATCGCGCTCGCCGCGCAGCTGTCGCCAGAGATCCTCGCTGGTCATGGCTCCCGCGATACGGCCGCCTCGAGGCGCCGCAGCAGATCGGGCCAGACGCGGAGCCCCGCGCGGGTCGTCAGCAGGCCAGTATGACCGAAGCCGACGGCAGCCGGGAGATTGATCGCCGGCGGGGGCATCTGGCGCGCGACGCGCAACAGGCCATCGCCCCACTCGCCGAGCCACTGCCAGCGATCGGCGCCATCGCTATAGAGGTGCCACCACGGCTGCGGCGCGTCGGCGCCGACGAGATCCAGCACATCGGCGCGCACGGGCGTGCAGACGGTGACGAGGCCGGCGACAGAGAGACCCAAGAGACCCGTGGCGAGGAGGGCGACTTGGCCGCCGTGTGAATGCGCGATCAGCACGGGACGATCCGCCGGCCTGCGGGGGCCTCTCGGGCGCGCGCCCTGGGGCGCCTGATCGCAGTAGTAGCAGAGGGCATAGGCGGCGGCCAGCCAATCGCCCCAGCGTCGGCGCTGGACGAGGCGCTGCAGCCATGTGCCATCGAGATCCGTGGACCACCGGAAGGGATCGGGCCGAAGTGGCGTCCACCCCAACACCCGGAGCTCGGCGGCATAGTGGGATTGTGGGTGCCACCAATCCCGCCACGGGTCAATCGCCGTGTCGGCGTCGTGCTGCGCCCACGTGCCGGCGACGGCCACGTAGAGCATGGCGGTCCTCCCGCTGATCCCAGCCAATGGCCCACGCCTCGGGCCATGTCTCGGGCCTCGGGCGTCCGGGCTGCCAGGCGGCCCGATACTGGGCCCAGCCCCGATCCGGTTCGGATGGCCCCGGCAGCCGCTCAGGCAGGCTCCAGAGCAACAGACGTCCGAGGCCTAGGCCCAGCACGTCATTGTCGGCGATCGCGTCCCAGAGGGCCGCCACGTCGGCCGGATAGCCCAAGGCGTACGCCAGGGACGTGGCCGGCCGGCGCGTGGCCTGGTGGCGCAGCACGGCATCCAGGCCGGCGCGCTCGAACTGCAAAAACCCCCGCGCGGGCCCCTCCATCTGCCGACGTGCTGACCACCGGGATTCCTGCCAGCCGATGGCGACCAAGAGGGCCAGGGCATCATCCGAGCCCATCTCAGGCGGCAAGAGCGCCCGGGTCGCCGGCCAGAGGGCCTGCCGCACCCAGGCCACCCGCGCCGCTTGGCGTGTCGTCACGGCGAGGCTCCCACATCCGTCCGCGCGCACTCGGGATCGACCGTCTCATCGGGCACGCGAGGCGGCCATGCGCGCGCGCAGCGCGGGCAGACCCAGCGGCGCAGAATGGCGTCCCATTCCGCGGCGTCGCGCCCATCGCAATGTGGGCAGTCCCGCTCCGGCCGATCGATCCGGGTCATGGCATCGGCTCCGGCCAGCGCCAGGCGCAGGCGGCATCATCCCAGGTATAGGCGCGAGCGGGATCGAGGGCCAACTCCCGCGCGACCTGCGCGAAAGCGGCCTCGTACTCGCGCCGCTCCATCTCCGCGCGCCAGCGCCAGGCTTCGGCGCGCCACTGGGCGCGCTCCCAGGCCCACTGCAAGGCCCGCAGCCGCCAATAGGTGGCGGGATCCAACCGCGCGGCGATCTCGCCGGCGGGCGTCGAAGGCTGATCCATGATCAGAAAGTTCCACCCACGAGATAGTACCGATTGCCGCCGGCATAATAGACCAAGCGGTTGTTCGTCGTGTCGATCTCGAGTCGTCCGTTTTCGCTGGCACTCCCGGCGGGCAGGGAGGTAACGGGACGGCCGGTGATTTCGAGCACGCCCGTGGGCGCGCTGTAGCCACCGGCAATGATGACGCGCCGGCTGACCGTCACCGTCAGGGCTGTATTGACGGACACGGTGGCCGACGGTGCCAACTTCCAACTGTCATTATCGCTGTTATCGATCCCATGGGCCCACGACGTCATGTTTTGGACGTTGTATTGGATATATGGATTCCCCGCGTTCGAGCCACCGACCGTAATCACGAGGAGAGTCGATGATGACGACGTGTTACTCGTATTGGCGACCGTCAGCGTTTTACTGGTGCCCGCATGCGCGGACTCGAGCTCGAACGTCTGCTGCGTAAAGAGCGCATCGATGCGGTCATAGATGGCACTGTTGACCCAGGCACTATTGAGGATCGTGCCGGTCGTGCCCGACCCATCATCGTCGGTAATCGTCGCGCGGGAAATCGTCGTCGCGGCCATATACCCTCACGATCGTCGTGCCGTGCTCTGTTCGAACTCGCGCAAGTAGGCGTAGAAATCGCGTGGGCGATTCGTGGCCCAGACCCGCCGAAGCGGAAAGTCGTTCCGGCCATCGAGCTCGATGCCGCGCAACTGTACCCGTTGGATCCGATATGTTCCGCTGATCCCCGCCACATTCACCGTGACCGAACGCCCCGGCCAGCTGTTCGGATCGCGGGTCTCATAGGTAATCGCCTCATCGGGCGTGGCGCGCACGGCGAGCTCGGCATCTCCACGGGCCACGCAGCCGTCATAGCTCAGGCGGCGATCCTGGACGTAGGCCTCGCGAATGCCATCGCCGCCCTCCAGACCCGCCAAGGCCGTTTGCGCGCTCGTGTCATTCCGTTCGACCCATTGATTCACGTCCTCTCCAACGACGGCCTGTTGGGGATGTGAGAGAGCCTCGCCCACGGATTCACTGTGGACGACCAGATAGGTCGGCGGAGGCGTGCTGTGGATCAACTGATACCGCACGCGCGCCTGCTTGACGCGCACATAGGCGGGCGAGATGATCGTGGGGTCCGCGAAGAGGATCGGCGCCTCATCGACGTAAAGCTGGCCCAGTTCGTAGGACGCGTTCCAGTTCTGCCTCAGCGGCCCGCCACGACCTTCGACATAGACCCGCGTCCGCACCCCGCTCAGATCGGTCGTATGCTGCAGATGCCGCCATTCATGGAGACTGCTCGCCGTGATCGCTTCGACGGTCACCTTGGTCGTATCGGTCGTGAAGAAATGCAGATCCTTGTTGGGATCCACGTACCAGCTCGCGCCGACGGCCTGCGCGATCCGGGTGAGCGCGGCGGGGACGCTCTCCATCGTGAAGGCCATCTCGTTGATGACCGGCAGGCCCGTCTGCACGTGGTTGATCGAAAAATTGGGCGCGAACCGCGTCATGAGATCGGCGACCATCGCCGACGCCGACCAATTGGTATACCGTCTCAGCACCAGGCGCTTGAAGTCGAACGTGTAATCGACGGCCTGACACAGATACTGCACGCGCGCGCCCACGCGAAAGCCCACGTGCGTCGTGATCGAGACGATCCGCCCGCCGAAGAGGCGATTGTCCGCCGATCCCAATCCGGCCACGACCTCTTGGCCCACCGTGGGGGCCGTGCCACCCAAGAGCACGAAACTCAGCGTCGACGCCTCGCGTTCGAGCGTCAGGGTGAACGAGGACACATCCAGCCGCGATCCGACGGGACTCCCATTGATCCGCAGATGCAGATTGATGGGCCGGTAGTAGTCCGTCCGGGCCGCGCCGAATCGCGCCCGATTCGCGCGCGCATACGTGGGGGCGAGCTGCGATCCCGAGATGCCCATCGTCAGGCCACCACCGGCGTTAGGCCGCCGCGGCGCTGCAGCTCTGTCGTCAACGCTGTCGCCAGCTTCCGCGCGAGCGCTTGCGCCGAGACCTCATCAAAGACGGACTCGCGCGCATCGACGGTCACATGAATGTCACCCACCGCGAAGCTCGCGCCGCGATTGAGCGCCTGCAGCGCGCGCGCGCCGAGCCGCTGCACGGCCCCGCGCGAGAAGACGAATTCGCCCGGTTCCAAGAGCGCCGGGATGCGATCCAAGCCCCGCACCAGGCCGCCGCGCGCGAAGGTGCGCAGGCCGTCGGGCGTTACGAGGCCACCGGCCGACGCGAACTCGTCCCCCCCGCCCTCGCCCGGTCCCGGCCCATGCGCCCGGAAGCGATAGGGCACCTCGATCTCGGGCGGCTCATACCCGCGCAGAATCCGGTCGGTCTCCTCGAGGCCCTCGCGGGCCCCACGCGGCAGCTCCCCCGCCAACGTCTGGCGCAACTTTTCGAGCTCCTCGACGAGCTTCTGAATCGCATCGCCCAGGATCTCGGACTGCGTTTTGACGGGCTCGCCCCATGTGAGCTGTGAGACGTCCTCGATCTTGTTGCCGAACTCGTCGGTCAGCAGCCCCGCGCGCGCGAGCTCTTCGACCATCGGCCGGAGATTCTCGGGCAGGGCCACGCCGAACTTGAGCGCAAAGCGGACGAGCTCGCTGAACTCTTCCTTCATCCCGAACAGGATCGTGCCGACGTCCGCCCCACCGCGCTTGAGGACGTCGAAATCGTTCAGAATCTTCGTGGCAAAGTCCGTGCCCTTCAGCTGCTGGAACTCCTGCCCGAGCGCGTCGATCTCGATGCCATACTCGCGCGCGATGCGCTCCATGTCCTTCCAGCTCACGGCCTGTTGCTTACGGAGCGTCTCGATCTGCGATTCGAGCGTCTTGATGCGGCCCTGCGTCGCTTCATACTGTTCGAGGGCGTTGACGATGTTGCGTACGGCCTGCTCGAAGTCTTTAGCTTTCTTCGCGTCAAACAGATCCTGCATCAGGCGGCCGCCGCCGACGCCCCCGCCCATCGAGACCGGCAGCTCCGCCAAGCGCGCGGCCAACGCCTGGGCGCCCCCAAACTGCGCGAGGAACTCATCGCGCTTGGGATTGACGACCCGCGACTCTTCGCTGCCGCCAAAGAGCTTGCCGAAGAGCCCGCCGACCATCGACCCCAGCCAGGTGCCGACGCCGGGCAGGATCGATCCCAGCGCCCCGCCGATCGTCGATCCGAAGAGATTCATCGCGCCGCGCGCCAGGAGATTGCCGACGGATCCCGAGAAGAACGCGCCGCCGGCGAGGCCCCCGAGGCTGCGGCCCACCGATCCGCCGCCCATGAGCGAGCCGAGGATCGTGGACGCGATCGAGGGCGCAAAGTCCGTCCCGAACAGGCGCTCGAACCAGGGGATCCGGGCGGTCCCTGGGGAGACGGGTGTCGGCGACAGCGGCAGCGTGATCATCCCGCCGCCCGGCAGGCCGCGCGCCGGGACCAGGCCCGTGCGCATGATTTCGGGGGGCGGCAGGGGCAATGTCGGCATGGCCGCCACCCAGGCCGCGGCATCCTCGGGCGTCATCGGCCGGATCGTGACGCCCGCGACAAACGCGCGTCGCCCTCGTGCGCTCGCGCGGCCCCCCTCCGAGGGCGTGGCAATCGGCTGGCGCAGAATCTGATCGAGATCGGGCGGTAGGCCTGGCGCGGTGATCGGTTCGCCCATCGGCAGGCGTGGCCGTCCGGGCGCGCCAGGCGGGGCCACCGTGCCGAACCACAGAGTGAGATTCTCGCGCGCTTCCCGGAGCGCCCGGCCCGCCATCGCATCCACGAGTTTCGCGAAGGCCGTCGCCACGCCGCTGATCAGCGGCTGCAGGAGCCGCAGCAGACCCGCGAGCGCCTGGAGAATCGGAACCAACGGCGTGAAGATCTCCGCGATGAGGACTTTGCCCCGCTGCCACAGCTCGCTGATCGCATCGCCGAGATCATCCAGTTTCTGGAGCGATGCCTCGGAGGCCAATGGCACGTCCTGCTTCAGGACGTCGGCCAGCGCCAACATCGCCGGCAGGACGCCTTCGGCGCCGCGCCCCATCAGTTCGGTCACGAGCGCGACCCGTTCCCCGGGCCGCTCGATCTGGGCCAAGGCTTGGGCGACGGCCGCGAAGGCTTCATCGGGCCGCTGCTCCCGCAATTGCTTGAAGGAGAGCCCCAGGCGCTCGGCCGCGGCGACGACGCTCTTGTTGGTGGTGGGATCAAAAAGCCGCTGCTGCAACCGCTGCGTCGCGATCACGACCTCATCGAGCGTGCCCCCCGTGAGCTTGGCCGCGAGCTCGAACTTTTGCAGGGTCTGCGTCGAAATGCCCGTGCGCGCGGCGAGATCCGTCAGGCGACCGGCCCACTCGGTCGTCGATCGGATGGCCGATCCGATGGCCGCCGCCGAGACGTAGCGCAGCAGCAGGCTATGGAGGTCCTGGAGCGCCGTGGTCCCACGCTGCGTCGCCTGCGTCTGATCCTGCGTGACGCGGGCGGTCTGGCTCAGCTCTTTCTGCAGCCGATCGGCATCGTGCACGACCGCCTGCAGCTGCGTTTCGTACTGGTCCCAGGAGATCGCGCCCGCCTTGACGTCGCGCCCCAGCTGCTCGATCCGATCGCGGATCGCGCCCAGGCGCTGCTGGGCGTCAGCCGTCTCCGCGACGATGCGGATGGTAATCTCGCGACTCGCCGCCATGCGGCACCAGGATCTCGAAGATCAGATCGAGGCGGCGGATCATATCCTCCGCCTCGGCCCACGCATGATCCGCCAACCAACGGGCCAAGACGGCGGCCGCCGATTGCGTCTCCGCGACCGCGCGGCTCCCCAGGAGCTGGGCCAACGCGATCGCCTCCTGATTGATCACCCACAGCTGCGCGTGTTGGAGGCGCCACGCGCACGTGCGGCAATCGTATTTCTCCGGCCGCAGGCGCTGCTCCTCGGGCGTCGCCCAGTGGCAGCAGCGCACATGCGGATGATCAGCGCGCCATTCGAGGTAGGCCCGCAGGTTCGCGAAAGGACGCCTCGCGGTCCACCACCTCCGCGCTGGTCGCCACCTCGATCATATGCGCGAGCCGACCGGGCGCCCGGTTCGCGACCGCCAGCTTGGCCTCGCGCGTGCAGGGCACGGGCTGATCGTCTTCCGACAGAATGCCGCGCCACTCGACGATGAGATAGTCGATAAGATCCGCCGTGTAGGCGTCCTCATCGAGCTCTTCGACGCGCTGATGGTTCTTCCACGTCGCGATGGTGTGGCGTTTGCGCAGCCGCCGCAGATCATCGGCGGAGAGCTGCCGCAGCGTCACCACCGTCAGCGGCTGGCCCTGATCGTCGAGATAGGGTTTATTGCCGTGATCGAGATCGCCCCAGACATACTCGATCGTGCTCGACCGATCCGTCGATCCATCGGCCAACAAGCCCCGAATGCGAATCCCCGAGGGTCCTGCCATGTGATCACGCGAAGGGGTTGGTGCTGGAGACGCCCGTGGTCACGACGCGCATGGGCACGGTCACGCCGGTCATGCCCGTGGGCGCCGTCGTCGTCGACAGCGCCATCAGGCGTACGCGCGGCACGAGTTGGCCCGCACCGCCCGGCACGGCCAACGTAAAGCCGCCCGGGGGAATATACAGGTTCGGGAACTGGAAGAGGAGCCCGTAGTTCGTGGTGGCGAGTGTCGGCCCGATGAACGTGATGTCGGCCTTGAGCCGCGTGTCGTTCGTATGCGCGTCACGGAAGATCGAGAGATCCGTGCTCAGGAAGCGCGCAAATTCCGCTTCAATCTCGACCTCGGGCCAGCCATCTTCGAGCGGCTCGATGATGGTCAGCTGGCCCGCGACGAACTTGGTGTCGAGCGGTTGCGTGTACCGCACGCGCAGCGAGGTGATCTTCACGGCATCACTCGCCGCCAGCGCGCCGCCGCTCTGGGCGTTCACGCGAAACGTCACATCATCGAAGTGGGCACGCAGGCCCAGGGTCGGGAACGTCAACGCCGCGATCTGCGCTGATGTATTGATCGTGGAATCCCGCTTTTCGGTGTCGCCCAGGAACGACCAGCGGATTTCGGCACGCCCATCCTGGCCGAACGAGAGCTCGAAGCCCGTGAACTTCGCGCCCGGGACCTCGAGGATGCCATGCGAGACATCCCGCACAATCGTCGCGTAATTGCCGTTCTTGCCGGCGGACCCCGCCGGCTCGAACGTATTCGTGTAGGCCGTCGTCGTGCCGAGCTGAGTGGGCGTCGTGCCTCCCGTCCCGAGCGTCAGCGCCCAGAGCACATTCTGGAAGCTGTCATGATAGTGCAGGAACGAGGGGATGGCGCCCGAGATCGCGCTCGTCGTCGCGCCCATCACATTGCCGATGAAGGCCTGTCCCGCGCTTTCATCGCGCGTGTAGTTGCGGCTGATCTGGATGCCGAGGTCATCAAAGACGTAGACGCCGTCGCCGGCGCCGACCGCGGTGGCGACCGCGGCGCCGGTCCCCCAGCTGCCGGACGTCGCCTTGTTGACGCCAACTCGAATCTGGCGGGCCGAGACCGTCATGGCTTACTCCTGGGTCGAGAGGGTCGGGGTCGCCGCCGCCCGAGCGGCGGGCGGGCGCTGCCAGTGATCGGGATGCTGCCGGACCAGATACTCGGCCAGCTCGGCGGGCCATTCGTACGCCTGGCCGGGCTCGAGCGGCCCGACCTCGGGCGATTCCGCCAAGGGCGGCCCGACATACAACAGACGCACGCGTGCTGGGCTCATAGCGCCTCGCTCAAGTCATAATCCACGGTGACGGTGAGACTGCCAAGGGCGATTTCTTTCCCCGCCGGCCTCGAGACGCGCCGGCTCAGAATCTCCGCATGATAGCTGCCCGCGGGGCCATCCGCCTTGATCGCGCGCTCGAGCGTGAGCAGCGTGTCTTCGAGCTCGCCGATCGTGGTCGCCGGATCGGCGCCGAGCCGGCGGGCGACGAGGATCGTCACGCGGTCGATCCGCGCGGCCGCCTGATTGGTAAGCGACCGATGCGACTCGAGGCCCTCATCAAGGACGACATACGCCTGATCGACTGCGAGCGTCGGTTCGCGGTCATGAGAAAACGGCTCGCTCGCGGGCGTCAGCAACAACGGAGACGCTTCGCAGACCGCTCGGATGCGCGTCAGAATCGCCGAGAGCGTTGTCGCGGCCATCTTATCCGTGGGCGGCCGGTGCCGGGTCCGCGGCCGACGGATCGACCTGCTCGCGCCAGGTGACCCGCGTGGGTACCGGGGGTGGCGTGCGCTGCGCCTGCAGCCAGCGTTGGTGCCACCGGACATCGGTCAGCACCTGCGTGACATGCCCGCACACAATCGTCGGATCGAGCCAAATCCGCGCGCCCGCGGCCCGCGCCGCCTCGCAGAACGGCACATCTTCGGTCACGGCTGGCCAGCCCTCCGCATCATCGCGGTACGCGAACCAGTGCGGCCCGGGCAGACGCGCGAACCACTGAGTCTGAATCAGCGTGCAGCCCATACCGAGGACTTCGACCTCGCGGAGCGCCTGCGCCCAGATGGCCTCGTGGTCATATTCGTAGGCGGTAATGTCGCTATCCGGCTGGCGGTGCCCGCGCACGAGGGCGACGGGCGCGTACGGTTCACCGCGCATCACGTAGAGGCCGCCGACGATATCGCGATCCGCGTGACGCAGCAGGCGGGCGAGCACATCGGTGGGCCATACATTATCCGCATCGAGATAGAGCAGATGCGAATAGCCCGCGGCGAGGGCCTGCCGCGCGGCCCAATTCCGCAGCGCGTCGACGCGGGGGAAGCCGCGCGCCCACAGGAAGTCAATCGCCGCAAAGCCCGTCTCGGCTTTGGCGCGCGGGATGCGATCGCCCCAGCCGAGCTCCATCAGCGACATGGCCGTCGGCGTCGGGATCGACGGCCAATTCGTGCAGACGGCCACGAGACAGCGGCGGTCATCCGGCACGGTACACCTTGACGCTGCGCGTCTTCGGCGAGGGGATTTCCGTCGGCGGGCTCACCGACGCGTCGCCATCGAGATCAATGGGGATGCCGCCCTGTGACCGGAGGCGCGCGTAGAGCGCCGTGGCCTGGTCGTGATACCACGCGGCCCGATCCGTCCAGAACGCGGGCTCCGAGGCCTTCGGCGCGAGGCCTCGACAGACATGCGCCAGGGCGAGATAGGTGGCGACGCGCCGGAGCCCCGTGGGCGGCCGGATCGGGAGGATCTGCCCCGCGGCCGTGCCGCTGCTCAACGCGGCCGAGACGGTAAGCCGCACCCAGTATCGCACGATGCCCTCGTCCTGGAGCTCGCGCAGCTCCCAGTCGATGGGCATCGCCCAGCTGACGCGACCGGTGCGGCCAAACGTCGCCGATCCTTGCTTGGTGCCATCCTCGGCGCCCAGACTCGTCCAACCCGTGGGGCCCCAATACGAGGCCGTGAGGGTCGAGGCATTACTGTTCCGCGTGGCGAGCATGCGGACGAAGAGCCCCTCGAAGGCTTGGCCGAGGCCGACATAGAGCGCATCGCTGCTCGGCGTGGCGAACACACTGGCGAGCGCGAGATCATCGGCGTCCAGCGAGCTCGCTTCCGTGGTGCGATCCGTCCAGACGCCACCCGTCGCGCTCCAGACGCGACTCGGCCGCCACTGATCGCGAATACGATCGGCGACATCGGGGATCTCGGGATAATCCGCTTCGAGCCAGATGCGGAGATCGCGCACGGCTTCGTCACGCGCCGTCGGCCACGAGGCCGCGCCCCAGGTGCCCGCGATCGCCTCGGGCTCGAGCGCCCCGAGATCCGCGTCAGTGACCAGCGACAGGCTGGACCACGCCATGCTTGGTGTCCTCCTGGTCCGCCCACCACGGGGCGAAGGGTTTCCGGGCGCGCAGGACGCCGTGCAGGAACGAGACGGGCTCGCGCGCCCGAACCTCCGGGTTCGTCACATCGGGCCGCAGATTCAGGCCCACGATCATCCAATCACACGGCGGCCGATACCGCGGGATGGCGGATCCCGGCCGCCGGTAGGCATCCTGATCGAGATAGAGGAACGTCATCTCGCTGATGGCGCGCGTATGCGTCGGATCGGCCCACGCCCACAGCGAGCTGAAGTAGGGGCATTCGAACTCCAACCGCGCATCCGGTTTCGCGACCCGATAGAGCTCGCCCCAGGCGTGGAACCATGCCTCGATCTCACCCTGACGCCCGATATGCTCGAGCACGTGCATGGCGAGAATCAGGTCCACCGAATCGTCCGGGAGCGCGATGCGATCGCGCCCGAGCTCGCAGACGATCTGCGGCCGCACGCGCGGATCCGCATCGAGCGTGACCAAGGTCACCTCGTCCGCGCGCGTCGGCGGCGCGCCGGGGCCGCCCAGGCGCAAGCCATAGTCCTCGACGCGCTGTTTCAGCCCGCAGCCGACGGCGAGGACGACGGGACGCTCCGACATTGGGCCTGCTCCACGCGCCAGCGGCGCCGAATCCGTCGTCCCACGCGGCCGAGCGGTGGTAGGACGACGAGGGTCCAGGTATAGGCGCGGTCGACCAACTCCGAGGCGGTCGGTGCCCAGACGCGCACCCAGGACAGTCCGCAGAACGGACAGCAGGCCGGCTGGCCCGTCCGCACCTCCGGGATGCGGGCACAATACGCCTGCCGGGCGGCCCGTACCTCCGCCTCCGGGGGCGCCAACCCAGCCAGCTCGGCCAACGCCTCGAGATCGGCCGGGGTGACGGGCCCATAGGCCGTCACGCTCCGCGCGACGGAGGCGCCGGGCTCGATCGCGCGCCGCAGGCGATAGAGGGGCCGGCCACAGGCGGCGCAGAGGACCACGCTGCCCTTGGGGTAGCCCTCGAGGCGGCCCCGGGCCGCCTCGACCGAGGCGCGCAGGCCCTCACGCATGGGGCTCCTGGCCGCGCAGGCGGCTCTCCGACGCGTCGTCGCCTTCCCAGGGGCTCGTGGCCGCGGCGACGGCGAGCGCCTCACCTGGGCCAGCCCGGGCCGCCGGCGGGGCCATACTGCGCCCATCCCAGGGCGCCGCGTCCGGCACATAGGCCGTGGCCGGCGCCTCGCCCCGCCGCACCGCCTCCCGCCACCGCGCGAGCGGATAGGCCCGATGCTCGGTCAGCGACCAGTGCCAACAAAAGAGGCCCGTATCGACCACGGGCTGGATCCCGGCGCGACGGGCGCGCCGGCAGAACCAGACATCTTCGCTCTCGGCGCGCCAAATGGGCGCACCGTCCGCATCCGATCCCACCCACGCCATCGCCGTCGCAAACCAGGGCGGATCAAGCACCTCGAACACCTCGCGCGCGATGAGCGTACAGCCCATGCCGTGCGCCTCGCACGCCACGAGATCCCCGGGCTGCCAGTCGCGCCGGGTGCCCGTGCCCATCGGGCCCAGGATGAGCGGCTGCTCGGCCTCCGTCTTCGCATAATAGAGCCCGCTCACGAGCGGCAGGTCATGCGCGAGCAGCCGCGCGATGGCATCGGCCGGGACGATCACATCGTCATCGACGAACAGCACATGCGACACCCGCTCGCCGCTCGGCCCCAGATAGGCGAGGGCGCGGCGGACCAGATCGTTGCGGGCCTCGCCGACCTCGCGACCGGCGACATAACAGTGCCGCACGGTGCGATTGAGGGGCGTCTGGAGCTGCAGCATGGCGAGATGCCAGGGCACACTGACCACGCCAAACGTCGGCACGCCGAGCCAGATGACCGCGGGCCGCGGCGCCGGCGGCGGAATCACCGCCCCCCCCAGCGGATCGGCCGCGATCATCGCTCGCCCTCCGTCACCTGATACGGCGGCACCCATTCGCCCGTCGGCAGGCGCAGCCCCTCCGGATAGCCACAGACGACGAGGCTATCCGCCACCCGCTGCCGCGCTTCCGGCGTCATGCTCGCGAGCGCGTCGAATTGCGCCTGGATATAGGCCCGCTGCCATGTGCCATCAATCGCCGCGAGCTGCAAGTGTTGGCACTCGCAGTCCCAATCGAGATAGCACCGTGCGCCGGCCGCACGGGCCTGCTGATAGAACCAGAAATCTTCGCTGACCGTGTAGTCGTGTGGGGCCTGTGGGCCGCGCTGATACCGGAACCAGTTGTCGCCGATGCGCGCGCGGATGCGCTCGAGCACCTCGCGGCGAATCAGCAGCGCCCCCGCGCCGCCACGCTCGATCTCGATGAGGCCTCGGCCGACATGAACGGGCGCATACGCGTGGGCATGCGTGAGCGTGCGGTGCTTCACGTAGGCGACCACGTGATACGGCGGCCGGCGCATATGGTAGCGGCCGGTCACGACCGGCTGATTGTGCGCCAGCAGCCGGGCCGCAATATCGGGCGGATGCGTCATATCGGCATCGAGAAAGAGGAGCGCGTCGGCCTCACTCTCGTCCAGCATGACGCGGACGATCTCATTCCGCGCGACATCGGTGGGAAACGCGGTCGAATGAATAAGCCGCAACGCGGTGACGCCGCCCTCGCCGCGCCGGATGGATTCGAGGACCCGAAAGAGGCTCAGCCAGAACTCGCTCGGCGCGGGAAATCCATGCGCGAGAATAATCCCGAGTGCGAGCCTCACGGCACGGGCACCTTCCGGGGCCGCCCCGGCCCGCGACGCACCGGCAGGGGATCCTCAGGTACCGGTGGGGCGACATCCAGCGCGGGGGGATCCGGCGCCCGCTGCCCCGTCAGCGCACTCGCGACCGCCCGGACGACCTCCGCGCCATACTGGGCGATCACCGCATCCTGCTGCGAGGAGGCCTCCGACGCCGCTTGGTCGGCCCACGCGCGATACGCTTCGTACGACCAGGGCGATCCCGTCGCCGGATCACAGATAAAGTCCCGCCAGTGCAGGCCGCGCGCTTGGAGGGATCCGACGACCTCCGGCGCGCGCAGCGACTCGGCATCGGCGAGCGTCACGTACTGGTAGCCCTTGGCGACCCAGTGCATGTGCCGCCGCAGCGGCAGCCCCGCCGTGAGATCCCACCGGGGCCGACCCTCGGCATCCGTGGCCTGGACGACGCGTGATCCGGCCCAACTGAGCACGGGGCGTTGATAGATGGCCTTGAGATCCGATCGGCCCGTCACCCAGGCCAGATCCAGCGGTACGGGACGAAAGTCCATCGGCCCTCCTGGACGTGGGCGCACGGGATGGTCGCGGGAGGTGGACGCGCACCATCCCGTGCGCGCTCGGCGTCGCGATTAGGCGACCGTCGAGTTCGAATACAGCATCACGCCGGCCCCGCCGCGGCCCGCCGTGGTGGCGCCGCCCCGGTACTCGGCCTCGCCCCACACGCCGGTCGCGACGACCTCGAAGGCCCGCAGCGACGCATCGCGCTCGACCTCGAACGAGGGCATGTCGCCCTTGGTCGCGAGCGCAATCGCCGACGGGTGCATCACCGCCCCGGCGTAGACCGTGCTGGTCGAGACCGTGGCCGTGGCGACATTCGCGGTGACGAAGAGGTTCGCGCCGTACAGATTCTGCGAGACCAGGCCGCTCGTGACCACCTGCTGGCCCTGCACGCCGTACGTGCTCGCCTCGTCGAAGACCGGAATGAGCGTCCGCCACTGGAACGGATGCAGCACGATCGTCCGCGGGCTGCGCGGAATCGACGCGATGTCGAGCTGCCCGATCGCCTGGATGAGCAGCGTCGAGGTGATGGCGCCGCTGTTCGAGCCCGTCGAGGTATCGAAGCCCGAGAACAGCGCCGTCAGATCCTGATCCTGCCGGCGCTGGAGCGCTTCGGCCGCGGCGCGGCCGACGATCGAGGACTCGCGCTGCGCCGCCGAGAAAATCTGGTCGCGCGCCGCGCCCGCCGCCAGATCCGTGATCACGAACCGGATCGCGTGCTCACTGACGGTCACATCGACCGCCGTCGGATCGAGCGCCGCATTCGTCGTGAAGTCGGTCATCTCCGCGACGGCCTGCGCGCTCACCTTGTCGTAGATCGGGAAGCGCGCGGTGAGCGTCGGCTGCCCGGTCAGGTCCATCCGCGCCACGAAGTTCGAGACGCCGGGCACTTCGGCGAAGTACAGCACGCTCGCCGCATAGGCCTCGCGCTCGATGACCTCGGTCAGGGTGGTGGTCGTCATCTCATTCGCCATGGTCGTTCAATCCTTGGAGGCGTCTCGGTGCTCAGACGGACCCAAATTGCAGGCCGCCGAGCTCCGCATGCCGACGCTGGAGGGCTTTGATGGCCTCCTTGTCGCCCTTCTTCGCTCGCGCAATGAGCGTCTCCAGGTCGGCGGGTCCCGCTGTCGTCGTGGTTCCCCCGGCGCTTCCGCTGCCGACTTTGCCGCTTCCACGGAGATGGTAATCCCGGTCGGGCAAGCTCCGAATCAGCTCGCCGATGGCCTCGGCGAAGGGCATCGGCTTCCCGGTCTTCGGATCGAGGAGGCGCGACCCCTGCGGATCCATCACGACCACCTCGCCGGTCTCCGGATCGAGATCGACGTAGTCGCCGAAGACCTTCTGCGCGACGGCGGGCTGATAAATCGTCTGGCCCGTCGGCCCGAACCACTCGGTCGCGCGCGAAAACGCGAGCCCAATCATCGTCTGGCGGTAGCGCTGCTCCGCTTGCTGCGCACGCTGCTGCACCTCGGCCAATTCCTTCTGGTGCCGCTCGAGGAGCTGCTGGCGCAGCGCGTCGAACTCCCCGGCCTTGCGCTTCCGCTCTTCTTCGGCCTGCTCGCGTTCGGCCTTCAGCCGCCGATATTCGGCGATCTCCTCCTCCGTCAAGGCCCGTCCCACGAGCTCGCGCAATTCGCGCTTGGCGCGGTCGCGTTCGGCAAAGGCCTTCTTGGCTTCGGCGCGCCAGTAGTCGGGATCGCCCGCCGCCTGATCCGCGTCACTCGATCCACGGCTGCGATCCTCCGGCCCGGTCGGCCCGCTCGATCCCGAGGCGGTGCCCGATCCCGGACTGTCAGGGGCTTGTGCGTACCACAGCGATTCGTGCATGTCCACTCCTGGACGCGGGTTAGCGCTCCAGGCTCGCATCGATGGCCCGGAGCACGCGCGCTTCGATGTCCGCGACCTCTCGATCCGAGAGCGCGAAAAACGGGCGCTTCACGCGCGATTGTCCCGCACCCAGCTCATGATGCCAAGCGGCTTTTTCGGCAGCGCCGATCGCCCGCGAGCGCTGGATGAAAGTTTGGCCGCGCGCGGACCGGCTGGCCCCGCGCGAGGCGAAGCGCACCTCGACCGTGCGGTCGTCGAGGGGGCGTGCCACCATGTCATTGAGCATGCGCCCCGAGACCGTCAGATCGGCGAGCGGCCGCAAACCGGCCCGTGCTTTCTGCGCGGCATAGCGGCGCGAGAGCGGCCGAAAGGGGCGGCCCTCGACGTCTCGGCCCTGGACGGTCCGCTCCCGAATGATGTGCATCGCCAGATCGCCGATATCCTGCAATAGGCGGCGATCGAGTTGGAGGCTCGGGATGAGCACGCGATGCGACGTCTGCCATCGGATGGGCATGGGCTTACGCCTCGATCGCGGCGAGCGCCGACGCCGCCGAGGCGATCCGGTCGCGCGTCCCCGCCAGCGCCGCCAGCTCCGGCTGGAGCGTGCGCGACACGCGCCGCCATTGATGCCGGCAATTCGGCCCGCCGCCCGAGAGAAACACGTTGGGATAGCCGACGATGCCATTGTCCAGCTCGTCGATCTCGGCCCGCGTCAGCACGCGGCCCACCAAGCGCCGGCAAAATGGCCGCGTCTTCCGATCCACCGGGCCGACGTAGAGAAAGAGCTCATCCGGCGTCCCCTCACTGGCGAGCGCCTGTACCTGTCGCGCATACGTCGACACGGCCGTATCGTAATAGACGCGCGCCTGACGGGCACTCACGTCGAGCACATCCGCGATATCGTCCACGAGGTCATCGAGGGGCCTGGCACCGAGCACCCCGTCGAGGGTCGTCCGCCAGATGACGGAGATGGCATCGGCACCGAGCCCGAGGAGATCGGCGAGCCGGCCGTCGCGCAGGGCGGCCAAGGCGTCCACATCCACGCGCGTGAGCCGGGCCGCGCCCTCGGGCTGATCGCGCAGGACGGCCTCGGCGATCGTGTCCAGCCGATCACCGACGGCACGCTCCGCCAGGCGTGGATAGCCCGCGCGCGTGAGGGCCTCCGACAAATCACGGCGCAGGGTCACGGCGCGCCGCAGATTGTCGCGCGTCGTGACCAACCGCGATCCGCGACGCTGCAAGTCGTCGAGCAGGCCGCGGATCTGGCGGTCGAGCAGCCGCAGGACCTGCTGGAGCTCGCGCGCGAAGGCCCGCGAGAGCGTCTCCATCTGATCCGCCTGATCGGCCGCCCGCGCGGCGAGCTCGCGCGAGCTGGGGGGCGTCGCCATCGGTTACTCGCCGGCCAGCGCCGACAGCCGCGACGCGGTGCGCGCGACCAGATCGTCCGGGGAGCGTGGGCCGCTCGTGGGCGTCCCCGCGTCGATCTCCGCGTCGATGCGCGCCCGGGTGGCCGCATCGAGCTCGGGATCCAGCTGCCGCGCGAGGCGCTTTTTCATCGTCGCGGCAAACGTGGGCCCCAAATCCAACGCGAGCGCTTGCGCGAGCGCCTCCAGATCCGCCTGCAGATCGCGCGCGAAGAACTCACTGGGATAGCGGATCTGGACCTGGGCCCGGGTGAAGGCCGCCTCGGCCGCGGCCGGTGTCGGCTGCGTCCATGCGTAATAGAGCTGCGCCAACCTGATCTCGGCCGCCTGCAATTCGGCCGCGATCCCCTCGAGCGCTTCGTTGAGCTCGGCGAATTGCAGCCGAATCGCTTCCGCCGATTCGGCCTCGAGGGAGTCACGCTCGAAGCGCACATGCGCCGCGCGATAGACCTCGCGGACGAGCGCCTGGGCCGACTGCCGGATGGCGATGGGGACTTGCTGATCCGGCGTCAGATAGGTGGCCTGTGCCGACGTAATGAGCGCCCGCGTCGCCCCGACATCGCGCGACATCAATTGCTGTTCGCGCTCGACGCTCGCGGCGTCGGGCACCGTCAACACCAGCATCGAGAAGGATTGGGCGCGCAGGACGGAATCCTCTTCCGAGTGCCGATTGTACAGCGCGCGAAACGTATTCGCGCTGCCCAAGATCGAGCGGCCCAGCAACGGATCGATCACCGCCTTGATTGGCGCGATCCAGACAAACGGCACCTGGCCCGTGGCGTGCTCGGCGAGCCCCAACAGTTCGCCCTCGGCGCTCAGGCGCACCCAGAGCGCGCGATCCCACAGCGTGTACTGCACGGCCGTCGGATCGATCGCGTCGAGAAGATTGTGCTGCGGCACCTGATCTGCGAGCTTGAGCGCGACGAGCGTCCCACGATCGAGCCGCCAATCGCGAATCGCGAGCGGCGGATAGATCGTGACGAAGGGCGGCGTGCGATCGTCGGCGCGCGTCGGCCCGCGCGCGGGCACCGGCAGTTTGTCGACGAGCAACCCGACATGCCCGGCGACGAGGGCGATCGCCGTGGCCC